AAATTTTCTTTTCCTGATCTTTGTTTAATTATAAAAGCCATAAGTTCTCCATAAACATCTGACCTTTTTGCTGTAATAATTCTAGCTGTAAAACCAAATCTTTGATTATCTACTTGTCTTGCAAGTTTTTTTCCTGAGATTGATTTTGATATAATTGTATTTTGAATTGACTTGATACCAAGTGTTTGAAATTTAGATGTTGATATTGGAAATGCACCACTCATTATACTATCTCACTTCTTCCTTTTTCTGCTAAAGCATTGTTGATTATTCCTGTTATCGTACCTCTGTTCTCTTGTAAAGCATCACTAAATCCTCTTGAATCTATTGTGTTGATTGTAAAGTTGACATTTACTGCTCCACCACCTGTACCTCTAGCTGATTGTGTTATTTGACCTGATGTATTTGGTAT